ATCCCATGGTCAGCATGGAAAGTGCAGTGCTACAGGACAGTGTTGAATCTAGTAGGCGTTAGTAATGTTAAGATACGAAAGGCAGAGGCTGACACTCATCATAATGCACTTGACGATGCAATGAGCCAAACTCGTACATTATTGAAAATTTTGAGGAGCTAGTATGACCAGACTTAAAATGATTCGTGACATCACCGACATTCGACTGAATGATAAAGGTGACACCCTTGTACTCAATACCAAAAACTTTCGTGGAGACCGAGAACAACATAATGTTCTTGACTTTTCTCCTGAAGAAGTGTATAGTCTTATTATTGATGCTTACAACTACGGTAAGTTAGAGCAAATGCATGAAGTGAAAAAGGTATTGGGGATTAGGAATGAACATATTTAAACTAGATGAAAACTACACTGTTGCGGCAAAGCTACACAATGACAAGCATATTGTTAAAATGGACATTGAGTATCCGCAACTTATGTCAACTGCACACCGTGTATTAGATGGTGAAGAGTATTACGGCAAAACATCGAACGGTCGAAAGATCAAACGATTCTTACATCCAGACGATGCGCTTGAATCGGTCTTATATAAGGCTTCTCACATTAATCATCCTTCTGGCATTTGGGCAAGGGAGACTGTATCAAATTACTTATGGCTCTACGGACTTTGGGAAGAGTGCTGTAAGGAATACACGCATCGTTACGGCAAGGAACACGGTTCGTGGACGAAGCTAGGTGAAATTCTTAGGACTCCCCCATCAAACATTCCTGATGGTCCTTTGACTTTCATGCCTCAAGCAATGCCCGATGATGTTAAGGGTCCTGATACAGTAGAGGCATATCGCAATTACTACAGAAAGTATAAGGCACACTTTTCAAAGTGGACTAACCGACCTACTCCGGAATTCATGTATGCGTGAATTGGAATATGTAGTATCAGGTACAAGTTTTATGCGACTTGCGAATCCCGGTGCAGCCGGGAATCCTGATGTCTATCCCATGATAAACGAATTAATCAATAAGTTTGTCAATGGACACAAAAGCCATTCGTATTCTATTCTTTACAATTCATTTCAAGAAGAAGGCTTTGGTGATAAATTTAAAGTATACAAAGATCACATCAAACATATTCATGCAGACTCAGGTGGGTTGCAGATTGTTACACAAGGCATGTCTATAACTGAAGAACTCAAACAACAGGTGTATGAAAATCAGGCTAAGTATGCAAGTGTAGGTATGTGCTTTGATGAAATACCAGTCATACTTCCTTCAGGTAAATCAGACAGAAATGATGTGAAGGGTCGATACTTTGATTTTGAAAACTATGAAGCACTGGCATCTAAAACAGGTAGAAACATTGCAACGCAGGTAAAAACTTTTGCAAAACATAATAGTGAGTGTAAAGCATTTGCTATTTTGCAGGGAAACTGTTATGACACATACATGACTTGGGCAGAAAGATTGTTTGCTGAAATACCAGACAACGAAAAGCACCGAGTCGGTGGAATTGCAATGGGTGCGGCTGCACTAGGAACAGGTGCGTTAGAAGATGTCAAGCGAGCCTTTATTGCTAGTCAGATTCCTTTTAGAAATGACAAAGGCAAATTACACTTACATGTATTGGGTGTTGGAAGTATCAGAAGAATGCTCCCTTATCTAATCTTTTGTCAGAATGGTTTGTATGACCACATTGAAATATCATATGATAGCACATCACATGCAAGAGCCGCAGAGAACGGGCTGTACTTCATCAATGGCAGGACAATGTCTATAGGAAGGCAGTGGAGCCCCAACTACGAACTGATATACAATGACATTGAAAGTGTCATGCCTACTGAAACTACGATAGAAGATTTTTACAATGTGCTAAACAATGGCTTCAGTGCTTATGAGAAGTTGGGGGGCACAATGTATATGTGGATGCGCATCCGTACTATGGTAGTGTTGATGAGTACACGAAACTTCATGGAAACACTTGAAACTTTGATGAATAGCAAAGAAGCTCTTTTAGAGTATTCGGGCAAACATAGACTTGAACATCAATTCAGAAACCTATATAATATAAAAAATGTAGAAGACTTCCGCAGATGGGAGGCTGACCAATATTTAGGTGGCAGTCTGAAATCAATGGCAGTTAGGCAGTCCGCTCCCCCTTCGTTAGAGGATTTGTTTTCATGAAAAAAACATATATTAAAGTTTCCTTCCAGAAAGAAGGAATTCACTGCTACCCCAAAGCACCAGAGGGAGTTGAGTTTCTTCGCAATCCGCACAGGCACATGTTTCACTTTTATGTGACGCTGGGTGTTTTCCATGACGACCGAGATGTAGAATTTATTTTATTCAAACGAGAACTTGAAAATCTCTTTAAAGACGGAACTATGCAAGCGAATAATAAATCATGTGAAATGCTTGCAGAGGATTTACTAGATTATGTCATTGTCAATTACCCTAATAGGTATTGCAAAGTTGAAGTATATGAAGATAATGAGAATGGTGGTATTGTAGAATATGATATATCTGATTGATTTAGAATATGTTGAAACGAGATACACTGCTCAGTGGAAAACTGAGTTTCCTGCGTACCTGAAAAAGCAAGGACTTGATGTCACGGTTATTGATGGTCCTGATGATATTGCTGAGTGTGCTACCCCAGGAGCATTTCTAAACTTCTCGGGTACGAATGTATATAAGTCAGTGCAAGTACAAAAGATTGCAGAACTGTTTACAAAAAATCTTGTTAAGGATGGTGATAAGTTTTTGTTTGCAGATGCGTGGCATCCAGGCATCATCAATCTCAAATACATGATTGAATTGCTGGGTGTTAAGGCAGAAATTCATGCACTATGGCATGCTGGCAGTTACGATCCTCAAGACTTCTTGGGTAGATTAATCGGCGATGCCCGATGGGTGCGGCATACTGAGAAGGCATACTTTGAAGCAATTGACTATAACTATTTTGCTTCTGGTTTTCACATTGATATGTTCTTAGAAAACTTGCTTGACAAAGACCCTAGAGATGGTCGCATGAATTATATGCCTAGTGGTAAGATTACTAGAACAGGCTGGCCCATGTCTTACTATACTCACAACATTGCTCCTAAGGAAGATATCATTTTGTTTCCTCATAGAATTGCTCCTGAGAAACAGCCTGAGATTTTCAGAGATTTGCAGAAACAACTTCCTGAGTATCAGTTAATTATGTGTCAGGAAGAAAATCTCACAAAGGCCGAGTATCATAAACTTCTCGGTAAAGCTAAGATGGTGTTTTCTGCTAACTTACAAGAGACTCTGGGTATCGGCTGTTATGAGATTTTATGCAGTCTAGGAATGCCTCTGGTGCCCGACACGCTATCCTACAAGGAGATGTACTATGATTGCTTCAAGTATTCTCCTGAATGGACTAGCAGTTTTAAAGCATATGAAGAAAACAAAGATTTACTTGTCGGTCTTATTCGTCACATGATGTCTAATTACTACACTGATGACATGATAAATAACATACAAGGAAATCGTGAATTTTTACGCAGAGAATATTTCACTGCAAGCAATATGATTGAGACATTGAAAGGTTAATATTATGCCACATTATTCTACAAAAACTTATGGTCATGAAGAAGGTTTGTCGGCTGTGTTTAGGCAACCTAATGCAACACATAGTCATTGTTCACTGTTACATGGATACTCTTTAGGTTTTAGACTTGTCTTCAGTGCCGAAGTACTTGATGATAAAAATTGGGTTGTTGACTTTGGCGGTCTAAAGAAATTAAAAGAGTGGCTGAAGGAAATGTTTGACCACAAACTAGTTGTTGCAAAAGACGATCCTAACCTCAAAGACTTTCTTAATCTTGAAGAAAAAGGTCTTGCAGATGTAGTGGTAATGTCTGGTGTAGGGTGCGAAAAATTTGCTGAAATAGTTTTTCATTATGCCAATAATTTGGTACAAGACATGACAAATGGTCGTTGCAAGTGTGTAGAAGTTGAATGCATGGAACACGGCGCCAACTCTGGGATTTATAAAGCCTAATGCGAATTGCCTTAATCACAGATACGCACTTCGGTGCTAGGTCCGATTCAATACCGTTCGATAATTTCTTTGAGAAATTTTATTCTAACTCTTTCTTTCCTACATTAGAAGAGCGCGGTATAAAAACCATCATTCATCTTGGTGATATTTTTGACCGAAGAAAATATATCAACTTCAATACCCTGAGAAGTTGCAAGCAGTACTTTTTTGATGAGGCTGCAAAAAGAGGTATAGACATTCATTTGATTCCTGGGAATCATGATACCTATTTTAAAAATACTAACGATGTCAACTCTCCAAATCTTTTGCTTAGAGAGTATGACAATATATATCTGTATCAAGACCCGAGCGAAGTAGTTTTCGACACACAGAAAATTTTATTGATGCCTTGGATATGTTCAGATAACTATAATGATTCCAGAAAAGCTATGGAGAATAGCGATGCTAAAGTCTGTTTTGGACACTTTGAACTCGCTGGGTTCCAGATGTACAAGGGCGTTAAAAATGAGCATGGAATGGATCCTAGCATATTCGATCATTTCGATTTGGTTTGTAGTGGGCATTTTCATCATCGTGATCGTTCTGGTAACATATTCTATCTCGGCAATCCTTACGAAATTACTTGGTCTGACTGGGACGACCCTAGAGGATTTCATGTCCTCGATACGGAGACACTAGACTTTGATTTCATAAAGAATCCATATAACATGTTTCATAAATTTCATTGGGACGACAGTGATGAACTCTCTATGAAATATATTGAAAATATTAATTATGATTTATTGGAACGCAGTTGTGTTAAACTGGTTGTTGTAAAGAAAACGGACTTTTCAAAGTTTGACATCTTTGTTGATAAGCTGTATAGTTGTAATCTTGTGGAACTTAAAATCATTGAAGATTTTTCTGAATTTGAAGATGACGCTGTTGGTGATGAGTCTATTAACCTAGAAGATACTATGACTCTTTTAGGAGAATATGTTGACAACATTAATACTGAACTTGATCGTGAAAGACTGAAGACGCAACTTAGGACTCTCTATGTCGAGGCGCAGAATATAGAATGATTTATTTTGAAAAGTTGAGATGGCAAAATTTTCTATCCACCGGCAATTCATTCACTGAGATTGATTTTACTCGCAATGTCTCTACACTTATAGTAGGCGATAACGGTAGTGGTAAATCAACTATGTTGGATGCATTGTGTTATGTGTTGTTTAACAAGCCTTTTAGAAACATAACAAAGCCTCAATTGATAAACACTATCAATAATAAAGGACTGTTGGTAGAGATTGATTTTAGAATTGGCACACATGAGTATCAAATTAAAAGAGGTGCCAAGCCAAATATATTTGAGATTTTTTGTGATGGTAATTTAGTTGACCAAGATGCCGCAGTAAGAGACTCACAAAAATACTTGGAAGAAAGTATTTTAAAATTGAATTACAAATCATTTACACAGATTGTGATACTTGGATCAGCCTCATTCACCCCCTTTATGCAATTACCTTTAGGGCAACGAAGAGATATCATTGAGGATATTCTTGACATTCAAATTTTCACTGTGATGAATTCTGTACTCAAACAAAAACAAAATGTTCTACGGGAAACAATTCGTGACATTGAAACCGATGTTGAAGTAGCAAAACAGAAAGCGACCATTCAAAAAGAATATATAGATACGCTGGAAGAAAATAAAGCAAATAAGATAACCGAGATCAAGGAGAAGATCAGTGAATTCGAGGCGGCGATTTCAACATCAGAGGAAAAGGTTGATGCTTACAAACAGCAGAAGGAGAATCTGGGCGACCCGGGAGAACGAAGAAGAAAACTCTCAGGATACAGAGACAAATTTACAACCCAACTCAGAAAAATCCGAAAAGAAATAGACTTCTATGAAAGTCATGATGATTGCCCTACATGCAAACAGGGTATTCCTCATGATTTTAAGAAAGAAATTCAAGAGACAAAACAAAGCAAAGTTTCTGAAATTGAAACCGCTACAGAACAACTGGAAACACAGTTTGAAGAATTGGATAATTTAGTCGCAGAATATAATGAGATTAATGAATTAACCAACAGAGAAAATAATGAGATTATCTCTAATCAACGATATCTACAGCGGCTTCACATAGAATTAGCCGATGCAAAAAATAATGTAGCCAACATTGATGAAGAGAAACAAAAACTAAAAGACTTGGCTAAAGAGGTTGTCAGAAGTAACAGCCTGAAGTCTGAGAAAAATGAAGAGCAACATTATCTTACAGCATGTGCGGCACTGTTGAAAGACACAGGAATTAAAACTAAAATCATAAAGCAGTATCTGCCTGCTATTAACAAACTCGTTAATAAATATTTGGCTGCGATGGACTTCTTTGTTCAGTTTAATTTGGATGAGAAGTTTAACGAGACTATCAAGTCTAGGCATAGAGATAAGTTTTCGTATGCTAGTTTCAGTGAAGGCGAGAAACAAAGAATTGATTTGGCATTGTTGTTTACTTGGCGAACAATTGCAAAAATGAAAAACTCGGCGGCTACTAATTTGTTAATACTTGATGAGGTGTTTGATAGCAGCCTAGACAACAATGGTACTGACTATGTTATGACCTTGTTGGATACTATAGGCGGAGACACCAATGTATTTGTAATTTCGCATAAAGGCGATCAACTCTTTGACAAATTTAGAAGCGTGATTAAGTTTGAGAAAAAGAAAAACTACTCGGTGATGACATGAACGAAGATATGAAATTAGAACTTGTTAAATTTGGAAGCCCTTCTCTAAAGAACGCTCCTGACATTTTTAACTTTGATGACTATAGTGCAGAAGGTTTATGTAAGGCTCTGATGAAAAAACAGTTGGAGCTTAACGGAGCAGGTCTGTCTGCTAATCAAGTGGGTATTAATGCAAGAGTCTTCACTATGGGCGATGGAAAAGAACTTACTCGGTATATCATCAATCCAGAAATCGTTGACATTTCAACTGAGTGTGTTACAATGCGTGAAGGATGTTTGAGTTTGCCTGGAGTCTGGCTGAACTTATCTCGACCCATATGGCTCACTGCTAGATACCAAAGAACTGATGGTAGTTGGACTACAGAAAAATTCACTGACTTAGCGGCTAGAGTTTTCTTGCATGAGTACGATCATATGCTAGGACAGAATTTTACACAGAGAGCGTCCAAGTTAAAACTTGATATGGCATTGAAAAAGGTGGAGAAGAGAGCTAAAAGATATGTTAAGAGCATGGGAAAAAGATAAAGTTATAGGATTTACCGCATCTTCCTTTGACCTACTTCACGCTGGTCATGTGGTCATGTTAGAAGAAGCAAAAGGCAACTGTGATTATCTAATAGTCGGACTGCAAAATGATCCCACTATAGATAGACCAGAAAAGAATAAGCCAGTCCAAAGTATTGTTGAAAGACAGTTACAGTTAGGCGCAGTAAGATATGTTGATGAAGTTATCGTGTACAACACGGAAGCCGATTTAAGAGATTTGTTGTTGACTCTTCCTATAGATGTGCGTATAATAGGCGAAGAATACGAAGACAAAGATTTCACTGGAAAAGATATACCTATGCACATAGTTTACAATTCCAGAAAACATTCATTTAGTAGTACTGATTTGCGTAAACGAGTTAGAAAGGAAATATAAATATGAAAGAGAAAATGATTAAAGTAGCCCGCGGTTATTTTAACGGACAAATTGGAAAGCATCTAATCAACGCTGATAATATTATGACTAACCCGGTCGGTATCGGGGAGCATGGTGATATCATCGAGGAGCTGGAAAAGGAACTTGCAAAAGTTGCTGAGTACGAAGAAAAACTAGCAGTACTAGAAAAGTACTTTACAGATACGGAAGGTAACTAATGTCAGACGATTTTGATTTCGGATTTACTATTGTAGATAGTGAGGACTTGAGTCCAGCACCAACTAGTCAGCCAATAACGGCTACAGTGCCAGATGACTTTAAAGACGAAATCATGGCAAAGCTGTATGACTTAGAGAATAGAATTCTATCTTCGGATAGCTCGGGTATGATTAATGAGCATCGTGCTTTGGTTGAACAGGATGTCGCCACCAAATTGCGAGACCTTGAAGACCTTATCATGCCGCTACTTATCAACCTGAAAAAGAATCCTGAAAAGGATTACATCCATTGGCCTAATCGAACGGCTATCATTGATAAACAAATTGAAAAAATTAAGGCGGTAACACAATATTATGAGCGAATCAACTGAGGGTACGAATCAAATTGACGGTTACATTGGTCAACATCTAAGCCGCGTTCATCATTTTTATGTTTCAGGTGAAATTGAGGATGCGAAAAATTATATTGAGTGGTTCCAGATTATTCGTTCTGCGGGCCCAGCCGACATAATTTATTTACACTTGAATTCTGAAGGCGGTGATGCATTCACAGCTATTCAGTTTATGCGAGTATTATCTGAGACCGAGGCAAGAGTCATTACATCTGCTGAAGGGTTTTGTGCATCGGCAGCCACAATGCTATTCTTGTGTGGAGATCAGTGTGAAGTATCAGATCATGCTGTCTTTATGTTTCATACTTTCTCTTCCTTCTCTTACGGTAAGAGCAGTGAGATGTTTGCTCAGGTTACGATGGAAAGATCCTGGGGTGAAAAGATGGTCACTGATATTTACAAGGGGTTCTTTACTGAAGCTGAAATTGAAGCATTGCTGGAAGGAAAGGACTACTGGATGGAAGGTCCTGAGGTCATTGAGCGACTAACTGAGCGTAAAAATATGCTCGAACAGCCCGAAAAGAAGACCAAAACTAGAAAAAAATCTTAACTTTTTTTGTTTTTCCAATAAAATCAATGACTTAGCGGGCGAAATAATGCTTGACTTATAGGCTCAAAGGTCGTATAATGTTTACATAAAATACGAAATCAAGAGAGAGTCTATGGAAATCAGCAAAAAGAGTACCCTAGCTAAGTTGTTGGCTGCTGAGAATATCACTCTAGAGCATCGCAAAGTACCGACTGCATACTTTGATCTGAAGGAGCGCAAGGTGGTTCTTCCAATGTGGAAGAATATGGACGCTGACCTTTATGATATGCTTATCGGTCATGAGGTCAGTCATGCTCTTAATACTCCTCTCGAAGGCTGGCATGATAATGTCATCGAATATGGTCCTGCAATCAAGTCATTCCTCAATGTAGTCGAGGACGCTCGAATTGAGAGACTAATCAAAGAAAAGTTTCCTGGGCTTGTTAAGAATTTCTACGCTGGCTATCGCAAACTATTCAATGATGATTTCTTCGGTGTGAAGGATCGTGACCTGTCTACTCTCCCTTTGATTGATCGAATCAACTTACACTTCAAAATTGGCTCAATGCTCGGCATCAACTTCACTGATGAGGAGCAAGTGTATGTTGACCGTGTCGCAAACTGTCAGACCTGGGACGAGGTAGTCGAGGTTGCGCATGATCTCTTCGGCAATGCAAAAGAGGAGATGGAGAATCAAGAGGAGCAACCAGACTCAGGTTCTGCTGATGACTTCGAGGACGATGAATTTGAGGACGACTATGAATCGGATCCTTCTTCAGGTCAGTCTGATGATGAGACCGAAGAAGAGGAAACGGACGAAGAAGGTAATGCATCAGGTGAATCAAGTGAGCAGGAAGAAGAAAGCCCCGAAGAATCTGAGGGGTCGTCCGATTCTGTGATTCAGCAAGGACCAACTGATTCTTCAGAGCCTGTTGCTGAAACTGATATGAATTTCCGTCAGTCTGAGGAGTCACTGTTACAGGAAAATGCAAAAGATATTGCATATCTTGAATGGAATAAACTTAATCCCAAGCATTGGGTTGTTCCTGTTTCTAAAACATGGGACTACAATTTCGAGGGAATATTCAAGGCAAATCGATGGTCTGAGGATCTTCCTGTAGGACCTATCGCCGATGAGTGTCTAACAAACTTCAAACAAAAAAACACTGCAACAATCAATCAGTTGGTAATGCAGTTTGAGATGAAGCGCAAAGCTAAATCTCTGTCCCGTGCCCGTGAAAATAAGACGGGTGAATTGAACATGAAAAAACTCTGGGCTACTCAGTTAACAGAAAATGTATTTCTCTCTAATACTGTAGTACCCAAAGGCAAGAATCACGGCATGGTGATGTTTGTGGACTTCTCAGGCTCCATGACTGCTGACATTGCGGCTACTTTGGAACAAACTCTTATCATGGTAGCGTTTTGTAAAAAGGTCAACATCGCTTTTGATGTTTATCTATTCAACAATTCACGAAATGAGTATCGCAATGCAGATCAAATGGAAATTGCCAATGGCGGTTACACACCTGGCAAGATGGTCATTAAGGATGAAGGCTTCAGCCTGATCCAGATGATTAATTCTAATATGACTTCTCGGGCATACGGCGATGCATTCAAGAAATGTTTGGTGCTTGCTGAGGCTTACCGCTGTTATGTTGAGAGTCGTTCAAACCGATACAGTAATAGCAAAGAGGTTAGCTGTTGGGATCTTCCTGCACGATTTCAGACAGGCGGCACTCCCCTAGTTGAAACTGTTATGGTTGCCCGTGAGTTGGTCAAGAAGTTTAAGGTTGATAATCGCATTGAAGTAATGAATACTATCTTCCTCACTGATGGCGAGCCAACTGGGCAGTATGAGATAGTTGGAAAATCGACTCTTTGGAGTGGATGTGATCGCATCGCAATAACGGAAGGTCCTATTGTTACTGTTGAAAAGTACAATCGCCGAGATCGATACATTGCTAGTATTCAATATCGCTCTGCATTGAAACACTTCAAGGCTACAGTTGATAGTCGCCTGATTAATTTCCACATTGGAAAATTCAGGAAGCATGAACTTAGTATGATGTACTTTGAAACTTCAGACTTTGATTACACCAAGTTTGAGGAAAAATACAAAAAAGAATTTTTGAAGAATAAGTTTTTTGAGTTGGAAAACTACAACTACTTTGATACTTCATACTACATTAAAAATGGCAAAGACCTCGAGGTTGAGGATCAAGTCATGGTTGTCGAGTCTGAAAAGAAGGCTGACATACTCAAAGGATTCCGCAATTTTCAGAAGGGTAAGGCGTCTAGCCGAGTGTTTCTGAACCGATTGATGGATAAAGTAGCGTAGGTTATTGATTTCTATGGAGAAAAAAGTTTGCATTTTGGTGAGAAAATGCTTGACTTTTAGGAACAATGGCATTATACTATGCATATAGTTAGGAAAATGAGAAGAGGATATACATTATGAATGACCGTCAAACCCTTTTACAAGCACTTGCCAATTCAGACAATGATACTGGTGTCTTTGGTCGATTTGAAGTATTGCAGATTGCTAAGTCTGTTGGGCTCAAGCCACCCAAGTGGTTCTTTGATGAACATAAAATTGGTCGAGGCAAATATGTTATCGATATGCAGGGTCAGGTACTGGCGATGCCCCAAGCGGCTGCTCCAGCTCCGACTCCCATAGTCACGATTCAGCCCTCGCCCGCTAAAACATTAACTCAGGCGAAACTTACTGTGGAAGTTGATAATCTAGTTCCGATGTCTGACCCTACTTACATTCCGTTTGGGTTTTCCCGCGACTTGACTAAAATTTTGAAGTCAGGTATTTTCTATCCCACATTCATCTCAGGTCTATCAGGTAATGGTAAGACTACAATGGTTGAGCAAACCTGCGCTAAACTCAAGCGTGAGGCTCTCCGTGTCAATATCTCCATCGAGACTGATGAGGATGATCTGATCGGTGGCAACACCCTTGTCGATGGCAATGTGGTCTATCGTGAAGGTCCTGTACTGACCGCTATGAAGCGTGGTGCAGTGCTGATACTTGATGAGTTAGACCGTGGCTCTAACAAACTGATGTGCTTGCAGGCTATTCTAGAGGGCAAGCCCTACTTCAATAAGAAGACAGGTGAGGTGGTTACTCCTGCTCCCGGCTTTAACATCATTGCAACAGCTAACACTAAAGGACGCGGCTCGGATGACGGCAAGTTTATGTCGGCTCAGATCCTAGATGAGGCGTTCCTTGAGCGATTTGCAATCACGGTTGAGCAGGAGTACCCCTCTGCTGTCAATGAGAAGAAAATCATTCTCGGCAAGATGGGTAAGGTCAACAAGATTGATGAGGACTTTGCTGATAAGCTGGTCACTTGGGCTGAAATCATTCGCAAGACCTTCAAGGAAGGTGCGATTGATGAATTGGTTTCTACTCGCCGACTGGAGCACATTGTCAATGCGTATGCTATGTTTGATGACCGCATGAAGTCAATTGAGCTTTGCGTCAACCGCTTCGATGAGGACACTAAGTCTGCATTCACTGAGTTGTACACTAAGGTTGATGCTGGTGCGACTCTGGAGTCGCTTGAGGATTCAGGGGTAGACATCGAAGCTGATGAGGTATCATTCTAATGAATAAGATCGATTACAAATTCAATGAAGATACACTCATTGCAGAGTTTAAGACATATGTAGATGCCACTTACTCTGGTCATTATGGTGCTAATAAGGATAATCTTCAGTCAATGGAGATTATCTCAGCCCGAGGTCGAGGCGTAGACTTCACTTCAGGCAATATAGATAAGTACAATGACCGGTATGGTAAGAAAGGTTCTGTAGCAGATTGGCGTAAGGATATTGTTAAAATTATTCATTATGGGTTTTTACTTCTCAATGAGCATGACAAAAAATATCCTGGGGGCTAACCGTACAAGGGTGGCGGCGAGTGATTCCTAACTATACTTCTCTCCTCGTTATTCGCCGTCACCCTTCCTTTTTCGTATAAATAATATATACAAATTTTTTTATTAGGAGAAAAAAATGGCTAAGATTGTTGAATTTTCACTTACTCGGGATAGCATATCAGACGCATGGCCGTTTGCGAATACTGACTCAACTGCAAATGAGGCTATTCTGGCAATCGTTTCTGAGTACAATGGAACTATTGCTGTGGATATATCTGAAGATGGTTTGATGAAAACTATTATCATGATGTTCCCAGATGACGCAGATTTCTTTGTGTTAAAAGATCGGTTTGAGACTGTGCATGACACCTCCCCCGAACAGAAAGAGTATATTGCTCAAATGAGAGCCGAAGGTAAATATGTGTTGTCCGTTGTTGCTGATTAGTGCTTGACAAACATATTGAATTGTATTATTATTGTGTTTTAATTTCGTGAAGGAAAATATATTATGAAAATCTCTAAAGCTACTTTAGATGTTCTGAAAAATTATGCTAGTATCAACACAAACATTTTGGTGCGTGAAGGTAACACCCTAGCAACAATCAGTACAGGAAAAAACATCTTCTCCCGAACAACGGTCGCTGAGACTTTTGATCGGGAGTTTGCTATCTATGATCTAAACAGTTTGCTTGCTCTACTTACTCTCATGGAAGATACTGAGGTTGAGTTTGGCGAAGGCAGTATCACTATCAGCAAGGATCGGAGTCAGTTTGAATACTATTATGCTGACCCTAGCATCGTGGTAGCCGCTCCTGACAAAACAATTGAAGTAGATAATCACTACAATTTCAATCTGTCTTCTCAGGATGTTCAGATGGTCATGAAAGCGGCGGCTATTGTTTCCGCTCCTATGCTGAGTGTTGTATCTAAGGGTGGTCAAGTTACTCTATCTGTAGGCGACCCCTCTACCCCTCGAAGCAATACATTCCGTAATGTGATTGGAGACTGCGATAAAGAATTTGATTGCCGACTTGCAATTGAAAACTTCAAGATCATTCCAGGTGACTATGAAGTTACTTTATCTCAGAAAAAATTCATGTATCTGAAAAACAAAAATACTGACATTCAGTATTGGCTCGCCCTCGAACCTAGCTCAGTTATTTAAGGAGATTTCGATGGCAAATTTTACTTACCGAGTACCGAATATCATTTTTAAAACTCGGGTGCGTGATGAAACTATCAGTGAAGGAAATCCCTTTCGATGGGATCATGTAACAAGCCAAGAACTATTTGGCGAGAAGCGAGTAATCCTATTCGCACTTCCTGGAGCATTCACTCCTACATGTTCTACATTCCAGTTGCCTGATTTTGAGAAAATGTTTTCAGAGTTTCAGGAACAAGGCATCGATGAAATCTATTGCATGTCAGTGAACGATGCATTCGTGATGAATGCTTGGGCTAAGTCTCAGGGGTTGCGGAATGTAAAGGTGATTCCTGATGGTTCTGCTATCTTCACTACTTACATGCACATGG